TTTTGACCAGCATTTAATAAATTTGTACTCCACCAATTACCAAAATTATTATTACCAGCTTCTTTTGCTATATTTAATAAATTTTGTGTTGGTTGATTAGAGGCATCAACAAGACCATGACTTTTCATTTGGGCAAAGAAATCTGGTACTTTCATATTACTGTAATCTGCTGTTGGATTACCATTTAAAAGTGCTAATTGTTGTGTAATACCATTTTTTTCTTTTATTACTTTTGTAATGTTAGTTATAATATCTGGGGTTTTAAACATGGCTATAAACCAAGGTTGTTGTATAAGCCAACCAAAACCAACACCTAATGCGCCTAATCCTGCTAATACTAAGGGAAGCTTATTACTTTTTAAATTTTTGTTAGTATCAGTCTCACCAGCATAATCTGTATCATTTTCTACTTGTGATTTTGATTTTTTAGTAAATTGATTTTTCTCTTCTTCTTGTTCTGTAATAATTTCAATTTGTGATAAATCAATATCATTTTCATTTAAAGGAACATAAACGCTTGCCAAATCATTATCAATTGTTACTTGAATTATATCTCTTAATGAAGTAATAATTTCATTTGCTTCATTAGCATCTATTTCATTTTTTTCTACTGCGGCTACAATTGAATCATATAAAACACCAAATTCTTGAAGAGATTGAAAAAATTCTTCTTGACTTTTCATGTTTGGAAATTCTTTATATTTATCTTTAAAGCCTTTCCAAAACTTACCAACTATTTTGTTTCTTCCTATATTTACAGCAGCATTATGATATTTCTCACGACCAGCTTTTTTGGCTTTATCTGTACCAAATATACTACCACCTTGATCAAATCTACCAGCCTTAGAAGCAGCATATTTTGCGGAAGACCATGTATCTTTCAACCAATCTCTTAAACCTTCATCAAGAACGTTTGAACCATTTTCTCTTTTATATTCTGCTAAATATTTAGCTTTTAAATGAGGTGTGTTAATGATATGTTTAATTCTATATTCAATAATTGCTTGTTCTAACAAAAGTTTATTCATATGATAAAAATTCCTTTTTAAATAAATAGTATAAATATAAGAAAAGGGATCATTTAGATCCCTTTTTCTATTTCTTTTTAGAAGCTTTCTCCATAGCCTCTGCTTCGTCTTGTATCTGTTTAGCAAGTCTTTCTACAAACCACATTCTAAGTCCTACTGGAAGGCTATACGCTTCAATAAACGACCATCCTCCATGATACTTTAGGATAAAGAATTGTTCATATACTTGTTTCTGGTATTCATCACTTAGGCCAAAAAAAGTCCGATGTAAACGGAACCTCCAGCCTTGTTTCAAAGGAGCAAGATTTACATTCAAAATCGTGTGATAAATCCATATTTGGAGTAATTTGAGAATATATTTTTCTTATTGTTTTTGAGTCTTTTGCTGGAAGCATTGAAACAACTTCAGCAATTATTTTTGGATCTGAGATGTTATTAATTGATTTAATCATTAATTTAAGTTGAAGCAACAATAATGATTCTACATCTTTCTTTGCTAATTGTGCTTCTCTTACACGTTGAGAAATAAAGTTCTCGTCTCTACTTGTTAATAATTTTAATTCAACTGGAACTTTAAGAATTGGTAGTGTAAATATAAAGCTACATTCTTCTGTTTGATGAACTCCAAGTTCTTCCAATTCTTCTTCACTTATTGGATCTTTTACATTACAATTATTAAGATCAAATTCATATCCTTGAACTTTACCACAAGAAGGACAGGATATTTTTGTTTGATAATCTGCACCATAAGCAGATTTACGAGCAGCAACAATTACTGCGTTTTTATCACCAACTAATAGGGTATCCATATTAATTGATTTATCTACAACAATATCTTGTAATACTTTTTCTAATGCCATACCTTTTTTGAGTAGGGATTGATTTGATAAAGTATCTTCATCTTTGGCTGTCATGTATCTAATTTCAATTGTGTCTTTACCATTTAGTGGGTGTCCTTCTGGATAGAACACACCTCTTGATGGTAAATCTACAATCTCAATTGGAGTTACAAAGGATAATCCTGTAGCTCCTGCTATATCATCTTGTTGGGGTTTTTTAGTATCTAACCCTAGTCTATCTAGGTTGTTTCTCATATATCACTCGTTGTTAAGGTTTTCTTTTTTGTTGTCTCTTTACTTCTTCATTTACATAATCTTCTGCATAATCACACCATTCTGGTACAAATGTGACATTAACTTCGTTAGCTTCATCAGAGCCATAATCATATGATCCAAAAGCAATTTTAGTTATTCTTGGTTTAAATATATAAAAATTTGTTTTTTTAGGTTCTGTTAAAGTTTTATAACTATTAATTTCTGTAATCTTAATATAATCACAAAATACTGGAAAATCAATCATTCCTGTTCTGTTTGTTGAAGCAATTAAATTTTGGTTTAAATGATTAAAAAACATAGTTTTCCAATTTGCAATCTTGGTTGGATCTTTCGTTGGATATACTGCATCCTCGTATGATTCTGAATCAGTAGCGGTTACAAACGTAGCATTGATAGGTTCCCAATTAACTTCACCAGTATGAAAATAATGAACATGCTGATTAGCGTGCGATCTTTCAACATTAAGATTTAAACTTGGCCCATCAATCTTCTTAACAAGAAACTTTATTGAACTTTCAGTTGCACCAGCACCTTGCCAATTAAAATTCTGCGTTCCTATAAACTCTGCAATAAAAAGGTTTTTCTTTTTTAATTCTACAATTTTATTTGGATTGCTATAGGACCAGAACATTTATATTCCTATTATGCTTCTAGTGATGAATCAAATCTTGTGCTTGTGATCTTTACATCAGCCCAGTCATATACAAAGGTTAATGAAACATCGCTGATATCATCTGATCCATATTCAAGTGAACCAAAGTTTACTGATTTAATCCAAGCATTATTAAGCGTCCAAGTTTCAAGAGCGTTACCATTTGCATCAATTTGAATTATTTCAATTTGTGAAAATGGTGCTGTTGCAGATCCTTTAGACATTGTTCTTAAGGTTGAAAGGGATGAACCACCTGTTATAGCAGCACCAGCCGCTGTTGGAGATTGATAACCAGCAGAAAGAAGAACATTGTATAAAGCGTCAGTTACATCGTTTGCTGCTGCTTTAAGTGTACTAGCGTTAGCATCGTCAGCAGAAGGTACTCCACCACCAGCAGGGTCAATGATAGTTACAGATACATCTTTCCAAGTTACTCTACCGGGATATTTAAAAGCGTGTCCAAGAAAGTCGTGCTTTGTTTCCGATACATCAAATGATGGTTTATCAGCTTTTTTAGCAATAAAGCTTGGTAGCTTATCGGATGCTAGTCCAAATCTTATTAAGAATTTAAACTTTCTCTTTGGTTCTAATGCTGCTTCGTTCCAGAATGCCATTTATTATGTCCTCCAACCTTTATATATTAAGTAGTTATTAATCAGCAAATGACGCACCGCTATCGGTAATTGTAAAATCAATTGCGATAAATTCAATTGCTCTAGCTGGCTTCAAGAATATCTTGGCATACATTATGTTTCTATCAACAAGATCTGGTGTAGTAGTTGTGCTGTCAAGTATTACACGATAATCAGTAAGACCCAATCTTGATTTAACGGTTCCAAGGAATGGATTTACTTGACCTTTAAATCTTGACCAAGTTACATCAACATTTTGATCGAAGAGAAGTCTTGATGCAATCTTTGAAATCTCGCGCTTGACAAAGATCATCATTCTACGAACGTTAATTCTGTCAAGAGCAGATGGTGTAACTTGAAGTGTCTTTTGACCAAAGATTACGATGCCTTCTGCTGGGAATTGTGCGATAGGATTAATGTTAGCTTCGTAAAGTGTATCGCGATCTTTTGATGAAAGTTTCTCTGTTACACCTAATACTGGAATACCACCACGACCTTCACTTAAACCGCCTCTGGTAAACCCTGCTGGGGCAAACCAAAGTTCTTGTGATGATTGACCATAAGACATAGCTCCAAGTGCTACAACTGAAGGAGGAACAAACAAAACTCTATTTGCGATAGTATCTCTTACTTGAACCCAAGGATAGTAAGTAGCACCATAACTTGAATTTAAACCTCTATCCTTTAAATCCGTAGCGGCATTAGCAGCAGTTCCAACATATCTACTTGTTCTTGATTCTGCTGTACCTTCTGCTTCTGGTGTATAAACATTTGGAAGGTCTATAATTGCTAAAGCATCTGCTCTTGCTTCACAAGTTGCGATAAGATGATTTGTTAATGTAGTTTCTGTTAAGCCGGGAATAGTAACTATATCAGTTACTATTGTCTCTGGATCTGCTACCGTATCAATAGATCTCTTATATGTATAATAAACTGAATTATTAAGTTCAGTTGGGTTTGTTGCCATTAATCCGTTTCTTAAAGGTTCTGATTCTGTTGCATCAAATCCATCAAATCCATTGAAAAGTGGCATAGTGAAACTATCATAGCCACTTGCTAATACGCTTCTATAACTTGAACTTATTGCAGTTAACGATGTTCCAGCTACTCTTGAACCAGAAAGATAAATTGCACCTGTTGACGTAGCTGATGAACCAGAAATATCATCTAATGTAAATAAGAATGAATTTTCTAAATAAGCAGTAGTTCCAGCTTCATACTCTGTATAAACTGATGCTCTTGTCAAATCAACATAAGTATAATCAAATGTAGTGGTTGAGGTCT